CACATCTTGGAAATTGCGGTGGACAGATGGAATGCAACGCAGATGATCCAGAATCTGGAGGGTGCAGGATTTACGATGGTGCCTTTTGGACAGGGCTTTGCAAGTATGAGTACACCGACGAAGGAGTTTTACAGGCTTCTGATGGAAGGACAGATTATTCATGCCGGGCATCCGGTTCTTCGGTGGATGGCGGGTAATGTTGTGATTGAGACAGATGCTGCGGAGAATATTAAGGTGACGAAGGCAAAGTCTAAGGAGAAGATTGATGGAATTGTAGCTTCTATTATGGCTCTGGATCGGTGTATTAGGAATCAGGGAGAAACGCAGGGCAGTGTGTATGATGAGAGAGGACTGTTGGTGTTTTAAGGAGGATGTATGGGATTTTTCAGTAATTTATTTCGGGGAAGGGATGCTCCTTCTAACAGTACAGCTGGAAGCGGGTATGGATTCTTTATGGGGAGTACGGCTTCCGGGAAGAGAGTGAACGCAAGGAGTGCCATGCAGATGACTGCTGTGTATTCCTGTGTGAGGATTCTTTCTGAGGCGGTGGCGGGTCTGCCATTGCAGTTTTACAGGTATAACGATAATGGCGGTAAGGAAAAGGCGGTGGATCATCCGCTCTATTTTCTGCTGCATGATGAGCCGAATCCGGAGATGACTTCTTTTGTGTTCCGGGAGACTCTGATGACGCATCTGCTTTTGTGGGGGAATGCGTACAGTCAGATCATCCGGAATGGAAAGGGTGAAATTGTGGCTCTTTATCCGCTGATGCCTGACAGGATGACGGTGGACAGGGATGAGCATGGCAGGCTTTATTATGAGTATCTGGTTTATGACGGGGATGATGTGGACGGAAGAACCGGGACAGATCCGAAAGCAAATGGAAAGATCGTGCGTCTGCATCCGGCGGATGTGCTACATATTCCGGGGCTTGGATTTGACGGGCTGGTCGGATATTCACCTATTGCCATGGCGAAGAATGCGATCGGGCTTGCCATTGCTGCGGAGGAGTATGGAAGCAAGTTTTATGCCAACGGTGCCGCTCCGTCAGGAGTGCTGGAGCATCCGGGGACTTTGAAGGATCCGGGCAGGGTGCGTGAGAGCTGGCAGTCCACTTTCGGGGGAAGCAGCAATGCCAATAAGGTTGCTGTCCTGGAAGAGGGAATGAAGTATACGCCGATTTCCATTGCACCGAATGAAGCCCAGTTCCTGGAAACCAGGAAGTTTCAGATTGATGAGATTGCCAGGATTTTCAGGGTGCCGCCTCATATGGTCGGGGATCTGGATAAGTCCAGTTTCAGCAACATTGAGCAGCAGTCTCTGGAGTTTGTGAAGTATACACTGGATCCCTGGGTGAGCCGGTGGGAACAGGCAATGGTCAGGGCTCTGCTGTCTGCGGAGGAAAAGAAGAAGTATTTCTTTAAGTTCAATGTGGATGGGCTGCTCAGGGGTGATTACCAGTCAAGGATGACCGGTTATGCCACGGCAAGACAGAATGGATGGATGAGTGCCAATGATATCCGGGAACTGGAAAATATGGACCGGATCCCGGAAGAACTTGGCGGCGATCTGTATCTGATCAATGGAAATATGACGAAATTGCAAGATGCCGGACTGTTTGGCGGAGCCGGATCCGGCGGGAATGGAAAGGAGTAGGGAGCCAGTGAAGAAGTTTTGGAACTGGAAGAAAACGAAAACGGTGAATCAGGAAACCGGACAGGAAGCGGAGGAAAGAATCCTGTTTATGAACGGAGTTATCGCGGAGGACAGCTGGTTTGACGATGATGTCACGCCGGCTCTTTTTAAGGATGAACTGAATGCAGGGACAGGGGACATTACCCTGTGGATTAACAGTCCGGGCGGGGACTGTGTTGCCGCAGCGCAGATCTTTAACATGCTGTCGGAGTATCCGGGAAAGGTTACGGTGAAGATTGACGGGCTTGCGGCATCTGCTGCGTCTGTCATTGCAATGGCCGGAACTGAGGTATGGATGAGTCCGGTAAGCATGATGATGATCCATAATCCGGCGACGGTTGCGTGGGGTGACCATTCGGAGATGAAGAAGGCTATGGAACTTCTGGATGCGGTGAAAGAATCTATCATCAATGCTTATGTACGGAAAACGGGACAGAGCAGGGCGAAGCTGTCACATCTGATGGATGCGGAAACGTGGATGGATGCGAATAAGGCTGTGGAGCTTGGCTTTGCGGATGACATCCTGTTCCAGAAAGAGGAACAGGGCAGTGAAGGTAAAAATGGAGATCCAGGTGCTGGCCGTACAGAAAACGGGATGTCTGATTCCGTAATGTTTTCCAGACGGGCAGTGAATAATGCACTGATGAATAAGCTGGAGAGGCATTATGGAAAGACTGGAAAATCCGTGAAAGATCAGGCGGGAATCGGCTT